TCAGACTTTCTGGGTTATCAAGATCACAAGAAACAAAATCTAACCAATGACAAAAGTCCTCTGGATAGTCTCCAAGATGTTCCAACCACGATTCTTTAGTATGCTCTCTGCGAGAGGCACCTACAATCAAGATATTATGTGGAAGTAGTTCTTTCTTCCACAACTCATAGAGTGCTGGAATAAGTTTTCTCTTACATAGATCTCCAGTCGCACCGAAGATTACAATGCGTCTAGTGAGCGGTTCCGTTTCCATCATACTTGTCTGTCTCGTAGTAGTTATTTTCACCTTTTCGTAACCCGAAATATACCGTGGCCAGTACAAACGGTACTGAAATCCAGAGGAGTGCATCAGCGAACGTCATGACCACCAAACATAGCTCTCATTCCATTCAAAACCTTGGCTGTGAAAGCACCAAGACGGCGCGACTCAAAACGTGCCCACAACGCACTGCTGATGACAGGAGCGGGTACGCCAAGATCCACAGCAGCGTGAACAGTCCAACGACCCTCACCACTGTCTGATACTCCCCCATCGAACTTGCTAAGCTCTCTATTGCCGCGTAGTACATCAGCGGTAAGATCAAGCAACCAACTGCCAACCACACTACCACGACGCCATAACTCAGCAACCTCAGAAACGTCAATATCATAACAGTAATCTTCTGGATTGTCCATTGGAGCAACTTCAGCATCACCTGCAGCAACGTATGCTGCGCCAGCATTTGCTTCATGCAGGATATTAAATCCTTCTGCATATGCTTGCATTATACCATACTCAATACCATTGTGGACCATCTTTACGAAGTGACCTGCACCAGGTGGTCCACAGTGGAGCCAACCATGCTCAGCAGAGGTCTCATAACTGAATGGATTTGTCCTGGGAGCACCTCCGATGCCTGGTGCGAGTGCCCTAAAGATTGGAGCGCAGGCGGATACTGCAAAATTTGCACCACCAACCATAAGACAGTATCCACGGTCCAGACCGTAAACACCGCCACTAGTGCCGCAGTCAAGATACGACATGCCAAGTTTAGATAACCGTTCTGCCCTTCTCCTAGAATCCTTAAAATTACTATTGCCGTGATCAATAATAATATCTCCCGGCAAACAAAACTGTAATAACTCATCTAGTGTGTCCTCTACTGTTTCTGCAGGTACTACCATCATAAAGACTCCAGGAACTTTTGATGTGTCGCCAAATACACCTGTGCCAGTGTGTACTACTTGAACAAGGCTTTCCAGAGAAGTGGTATATCCACTGATATAACCCTTCTCATATTGTTCCTCAGCTTTTTTAACATTGTTACGATACCCATGAACTTCAATTCCTGCTTTCAACATACGGCGGGACATTCCTTCACCCATCCGCCCAAGTCCAATAATTCCAACTTTCATTTAATTTTCTCCATTGCTAATTCTAATTCTCTAGAGTGTTCCAATTCATCATTTAATATTTCAAGGATCTTTTCATCTGGACCATTTTCTGCAAGATATTTAGAGTATGTAACTGCAGCATGTATCTCTACTTCATAGGAGAGATGGTAAGCAGAACGAGGAGCCAACCAATAATAAACCACGTTGACCCAATAGTAGATAAGTACAAGAGATTTGGCGAATAAGCGATCAATCCAATAAGCATTACCGCCCCTACTTTCCATGTATTCCAGATGTTCTGTCTCGTTAAGAGTTTGAGCAAAATGTTCCTCCATCAAGTAGATGTGTTCTGGACCGCGAAGTCCCATACTTTCACGAAAATGTAATACACTAAGGAACGCAAAGTATGGTGCGCGAGCAATTTCTTCAAGCACCCAGAACCTTTGATAGTCTCTACCCTTGTATAAGAAATCAATGATAGAGACTGTAATCTCTAGAACTAAAGTATTAAAAGTGTTCATCGTCTTCTTCCTCCCAGTCTGGTTCATACAGTGGGCATGGTTCTTCAAATAAATGTTCCATCCTAAGTTGTTTGATTCTTTCCCTAAGTGATTTGTAAAATTCTCTTTTTTGATCTTTATCCATTAATTGACGTGAATTGTACCAATCATACCTGCTCCTTTATGTGGTCCACACCAGTAAGTATAGTCTCCTTTTTCAGAAAAAACAACATCCTGAGATTCTCCAGGAGCAAACATTAATGATTCTCTCGAAAGATCAGCACGACCCTCAACAATAATATTATGAGGAGGTAGTGCCTGATTTATAAAATGAACAGACTCACCAGCAGAGATGGTTATCTCAGAGGGATCAAATACTAAATTCCCACCAGAACCCATCTGTACATCTACTGCCCATACAGGAGCAGCAAAAAATAGTGTAGCTAAAACTGCTAATAGAAACTTCATTAAGTTTTTCTTATCGCTACAGTATCTATTATGGTAAGACTTTATTACTAATTTTATTATTAGGAATTCCTAACTTTAATCCACCTTTTCTTTTTTCTCTAGTTCAGGTTTTTTTTCTTCTTTTCTATCCTTCCTAGCAGGAACAACCCCGAACGTAGCTAAAGTTCCGGTGAACACGCTGGCTATAAACGTTGGGTCAATATTCTTTTGAGGAACACCAGGAATAGACACATAGTTTAGTGTGAGAATTGCTGCAGACCACGATAGAATAACAACGCGCACCAATGCCGACAGACCTTCGTCTGCCCAATCAAACTTATTCTGTTTGGTTTCCTCTTTCTTTGGAGCGGATTCCATATAGAAAGAGCAAGGCAAAATTATTTATGGATCAAGTATCTCTACAGTTATATTTGTGTGGTTTATTTGATTGTATTTTTTACAGAGAACATCGCTTGATTCATGTTCCCATTTGTGGTACGCATTTTTGAGAGATTGGATGTAATCAGTGCCACCGCAACCTACCATTTCCTTGGCTACGATTTTCTTGATTAACACATCCCTTGTTAAATGTGTCATATTTGAAAATTGTTTTCCAACAACAGTCTACTACATTACGAGACTAAAGAGATATTGTCAAGTATTCTGTCTTGGGTGATCGTCCGCATTCTAGCGGGATAAGATTATTTAGTCAATAACGATACTCATCGATAATATCTAAGACCTTATTTAAATACTTGTGCGCCAAATTTCGTTCACCCTTCCACACATTTGAACCTTCATTATCTACCATTGTTTTCAATTTCATAACGCGCACATACATCTCTTCCTTATTCAATTGATTCTTAGGCATAAAAAAAAGGTCTCTCCACATTATATAGAGAGACCTTCAATTATACGGGGTTATGTGCTGGAATCAACATACCACCACCAAAGTCATCGTCATCATCTACATCATCAGTGAGAACTGCTCCGACTATAAAGGCACCTATGAGTGATGCTGCGATAACTAACATCACCAAATACCTGGGATGATTTGTCCTGTAACTGCATAGGCACCCATGGCGGCAATAACACCGATCATAGCTGCAAGTCCATTAATACGTTCTGCGGTTTCGTTCATTGTTGTTCCTCTAAAGTTTTGTTAATAATGATAATCTTTTGACCATCGTGAGTAAATTGTAATTCATCGTCAGGATGCCACAGTAACTCTTCAAACATGTCGTCGAGTTTCTGCATATCCTCATAAAGGGCGTTTGGATCTGGCATACTTATGCGATCTATCTAACGTATATATTACCCAGGAAGTTCCAGATAAAATTTAGTTTGATCGCTTGGAGAATTCTCATAAATAGAGGAATCTCCATAATGTTTGTGATCTTTGTATCCAACCATACGACCCTTCGTATTCTGAAGAGCAGGCATGAATACAATGTAGAAAAATACACCTGGTGCTCCGATGAATACAACGGAGACAATCACATAGTAAGTAAGAAGTTCAAGCATTAATCAGAATCCGAAAACGCCAAAGAAAAATACACTACCACTAGTAGCATAAGAGATAATAGCAGCAACAAATCCAAGCATAGCAGTACGTCCATTTAATTTTTCCGCACGCTCTGCATACGTCTCATATCCATAACGCTCAGCGTCACTTTTAGAGACATACATTTTTGGTTCTTTAGCAAATAAATTTTGTTGCCCAAATTCGTTGGTCGTTACAGTCATTTACCTATTGTAATGAATCTTTACATATTATATAGTAATGTAAAGAATTTGTCAAGGCAAGATTGTAGTACTTTATACCTACTTTTCGCTCTCTGTTACCCTTCCAAGATATGGATCGTAATCCATCAAACCTGCAATATCAACATTGCATCCATTTTGCATCCAAAAATTTTTCAATCCATCATGACTTGCTTTATGAAAGTAATCTACATGCTCTGGATGAATTGATGATCCCAAAGAAATTCTGTATAAAAACAAAGGTATAGCATATGTAACTCCAGTGTTATAGATCAAATCATCGGCAACTGCTCTCGGTTTTACACCATTATCAAGTTTGTATTTTTCCTCACGGACATGATGCCTTACTAATTTTTGAGCATGATGTCTAGTAATCAAGTAAGCAGCAGTAGAGAAATCATTAACAAATCTACGATGTAGTTTTACATATAAATTTCCAGTACAAATAATTGCCAACTGAACAACATCCCAATCATATGGAATCTTGGAATAAAATTCCTTCCAAGTAAAATTCCAATACCTAGCAATATCAATATCAACATCATCTTCCACAATCAATGCACATGGTTCCTCTGTTTCCAAAAACATTTTGAGTGCTTTCAAATGTGAAGTAGTGCAACCAACTTCACCAGAGCTCATCATCTGAGGATATCTTCCCTTAAGAATGTCACTCAAATCATCTTCCCGACCATCATAAGCAGAAACACGGGTATAGTTTTCTATCTCCCAGTATTTAAATTGACTTTCAATACTTTCCTTTCTTTCTGGTTCTCCATCCAAATTAATATAATAAATTGGTGGAAGACCTTTTAACTTATAAAGCGATTTATTTTTTTCCATGATTTTTCTCCATCCACTCAATAAGGTTTACTTTTGGTCTCCACCCAAATGCTTCATGTATTTTATCAACATTTGCAAGACTTTCTCTTGCTTCACCTTTTCGTGGAGCAATGTTACATTGAAAGTCTGACATCATATCCGCGATTTGATTCACAGTATATGAAATACCCGAACCAACATTATAAAATTCACCATATGCTTCTGGTTCAGAATTAGATATTGCTGCCATAACATTGGCGTTTACGACATCACTCACATGAACAAAATCTCTACTCTGCTTTCCATCTCCACATATGGTTAGTGGTTCACCCAAAAGTAACTTCTGCTCAAAGATGCCTATGACAGGTGCATACTGCCCACTGCGAGGTTGCCTCTCACCATAAACATTAAAATATCTAAGCATTACTGTGGGCAATTCAAAAAGATCTGTATACATTTTACATAGTCTTTCTCCATTCAGTTTAGATACTGAATATGGATTTAAACAATCATCTGGTTGTGTTTCGACATTGGGCAACTCGTTCTTAAGACCATATACAGCAGAAGTAGAAGAGTATATAACTTTCCTAACCTTTGCTTCTCTGGCGCATTGCAGAACTGTACAGGTTCCCAAATCATTTGTTCTAATTGCTTTGACTGGATCTTCTATACAAGATGGTATCCTTACCTCTGCTGCAAGATGAAATACATAGTCAACACCTTCATACAACAATCTGGTATTAAAATAATCACAAACATCAAATTTATGATATTCTACGTTTTCATTTGTAAAAGGATATAGTTTATTGAAAAAATGAGCATCAGAACTATGGTTGTCAATCACAACAACTTCATGCCCAAGTTCTATAAGACAATCTACAAGATTAGATCCAATAAATCCACATCCACCAGTAACTAAACTTTTCATTCTTTAATCCTCAAAGGTAACCAAAATCTTTTATCTGGAGTCATAAACTCAAATGAAGGATATGATGTTAAAGGTTTATCAGTCCCATTAGAACTTGTTTGATAGAACATAGGATTATCAAATGCATAAACATCATAATACTTTTGAACATCCGCAAATCCAATATCATGATGATCTGAAATTAAGTATCCATGATATGCAATACGCTTACACAGATCAATATAATCTGGATTGATATACAGAATTGCATGAGCACCAACCATATTATAAACACGGACCAAGTCATCATGCCCCTCAACCTCATCGCATTGCACACAAGGTCCAGAGTGAGCATTCATACGTCCCCAAGAGGATATGCCAAGATAGACTGCATCAGCATCATCTGGAATATCAATCTCATCAATAAAATTTAAAGGAAGGCAATCATCCTCTAGTAAGATGAATGGAGGTTCAACTTCTTCTAAAGCAATAGCATGAGAATATGCACATCCTCGTTTGCCTATTACATCTTTATACGCAGAGACTCTGGTTATATTTTTAAAACCAAGATCATTCAAAGTAGTTTTTATTGATTCGTTTCTATCGGATTGTTCATCAAGATTGATATAAACAATCGGAATATCAGTCAACTTTAATTTCATGATCTCAATTCAGAATGATTCTTTTTCAATGCAATAATTTTTCCTGGAGAGAAAGGATACTCAGTGCCTATGAACTCTTCAGCATAACAGTATGTTGGATCTAAGTCAAGAGTAGGTGGATTATCAATTAGATATCTATTCATATGACTTTCATCATGCCAAAGAGCAACAACATTATTCTCAAGATCTTTATTCACTCGATCAGCAATAGTTTCTGCCATTTGCATAAACACTTCTGTTTTGCCACCATTAAATCCACCAGCATAATAAGATACTGTTTCTTCATCAGGAGAAACACATGCAAGAGATTTAGGATTACGATCAAACGATTGTACATTAGCAGGAGAGAATGATTGATATCCATGACGAGTCGCAACAAGATCACCACAAACTTCTTCAGAAGTAACTACCTCATCAATCCTCATATCGGCATCAAGATAAAAACAATAGTCATGTTCAAGAATGTAATCTTTTTCTTTAACAAAATAATTATATCGTTTGAGAGTAGGCATAGGCCATGGTTCATGATCAATGTAATGAACTCTCACATTATCTCCACACTCCTCAATCTCATGATCTGTGAATAGAAGACAACTTATTTCAGCACCAGGACAAAACTTCTCCGATATATCCTCATATAATTTTTCTACAAACTGAAGATACTTATTTGTAGCAATGGTCAGAATACAAATTTTCATTACCTAACAATCCTATAATCAAAATCAAACGATAGTACAGTATCTATAACACCCGAAGCAAGCATATTATTGAAGTGAGTTCCTGTTACCATTTCGCCATGGTGAAGTGTAGATGGTATCTGTTTAGCAAGTTTTTCTTCATACGAATACAATTGATTCATCTGCTTAAATACATTCTTTCCAGAACAAGTAATCATCTCATTACAATCTCTACCAACATATGGTTCTTTATACCAATAATTTTCATTAACAACTAAAACATCTTTATCTAAGATTTCTTCAATATTTTTTCTTGTAGGAAAATCTGCAATGATAATATCAGATCTCATCTGCACATAAAAATCATATGAGTGATTATAATATTTTTCAACTACTCTATTCTTTTTATAGTATTGGGAAGATATGTGTGGTTGAGAGAAGAAAGAATTTTCCATAACACTTTTCATTTTATCAGAAGATTCAATCTCACCTTTTACATTAGAAGCACCACCATCTATAAAATATGAGTCTATAGTGTCAACATGAATCTTTGGTTGTTCATAACATGCTTTGTAATGCCAAGGATCATTAATGCGCTCACTTCTACTAGGATCATCCCAAAAGGAATAGAATACATCAACTTTACAATCAGGAATCCTTTCTTTTATAAGTGAAATGTTCTCATGAAATTTGTAAAACAATGTTCTAACATGTCCAGAAATGAATATTGCTATTCTCATAGACTTGCCAAAATAGTTTTAATCATAAATCCAAGACCTTGCTCTCTTTCTTTGCTACTCATCTGTTCACCAGATGTTAGATGATCAGAAACTGTATTAACTGAAAGTGCTTTTTTACCAAACCGATTAGCAATACTATAAAGAACATGCGTTTCCATATCAACTGCAAGGATTCCCATTTCTTTCAGAGGAACGTACCAGTTTTCATTTGGTTGATAGAAGTAATCATTAGAGACCATCTGTCCAACATATGCCTCACTATTTTGATTTAAGTAATCCCTAAGCATGTGATAATCACAACAAGGAGACAATCTAAACCCCGACGCAAGATTATCAGTCATAGCATTATCAGTAGCAGCACTCATAGCAACAACAACATCTCCCACTTTAAGATGAGGAGCAATACCTCCACAACTTCCAACTCTAATAATCTTTTTAACCTCATACTTATTGTATAGTTCATGAGCATAGATTCCAAGACTTGCTTGTCCCATACCACTTGCCTGAACTGATACTGGTTTACCATTATAAGTTCCACTATATCCTAGACAATTGCGAACAGAGTTTATAAGTACTGCATTCTCTAAAAAATTTTCAGCAATCCA